GAAATCAATTCAAACAGATGCCAGACGTTGTAGTCTTCCTCAGTGAACAATTCGACACCATTCGGGAACATCGCCGCCATGACGGCCCCGACACGCTTGTAGTTGTCGCCGTAGACCTTGTTGCGCTCACGGTAGGTGTCGGCCATTTCGGCCAGGATGTCTGCTGCTGTTGTCATGCGGGCTCCTTGGTTGGTTTTGTGTAAGCGCACACATTGTGGATTGCGCGCACTTCTGCTTTTATTCCTGCGCGGATGTACATGTCTACCACGTCAGGTCTGTCGTCATATGCTGCAACAATGTCTTCTGTCGGCACGCCATAGATGTGCGGCAACCAGTTGAGCATGGTGCGCTTCAGATCTAGCGATGGCCGGTTGTCGTTTTCATTGCGCATGACAAGGTATTCATAAGGTATCTTGTTGCGGCGCAACCACTCCTTGGTCACGGCGCTGTAACGTACGGGCCGCGCAGTGAAGATAATCGGCACAGCGTCTTGGTGGCGCTCGAATATGATCATGTTGCCGACATCGTCGAACCCACTGAGCGAATGGTAGTCGTGGTACCGCTCCATGGGGTCACTCTTTTGCCAGTTTATGTGCGGGATCCGCCAAGCATCGTCTGCGATGCAGTTGTCTAGATCTACGATGATGAACTTGTTCATGCTGTTTTCCTTTCTAAGATTCGTTCGCGGTTGAGTTGCATTGCGGCTTCGTCAGGCTCCCAGTTGCCCCACCATTCTGGCGGCAACTCCACCACTGGCGGCTGGACGTAGTTGGGTTTGTAGCCGCGCACCAACATCTCGAGCCGCAGCGCCAAGAACCGATCCAAGCACCAGCCGAGCCGCTGGTAGAAGAACTTGACGTGGCCCGTACCCAACGTATAACGCTCAGGCGCTTTTATTTTACGGCCCGATGAGTAGGCCTTGGCAGCCAAGTTAAAAACGCGCGGTAGCTCACGGTATTCAGCCAGCAGGTGCTGTCGGGAGAGTTCCTCGGGCGGGACACAATTGATCCGGGTCATGTCAGCCACCCTTGCGCATCTTGTCAACAATCTTGAGCAGCTCGCCTTTCTTGAGCAAGTCACCACCATATTCGCGCTGGGCGAACGCTTCAATCTCTGCGAAGTAGTCGCGCCCGGCTTGGAACAAGAACTTCTCAGCCCATGGGTGCACTTTCAATACTTCGTCGACCATGGCGTTCATGACCTTCTGGTATTCGTTTTGTGTGCGTCCACCTGTGCGGCTCTTGGCGAGGTCGACAAACGCGCGCAAGTTGAACTTGGCGACGATGTTGGTGGCGATGTTCGTCGGCAGGATGCCGCGTGCATCTTCCGCCGGCAACCCGAGCTCAATCAACTTGTTGTAACAGAGCCGAATGTTCTCATTGATGATGTCGACCAGACCGAGCTTCTGCACGTCAGCGAGAATCCTGTCTGTGTAGACGTAATCATATTCGCCCATGTTGAGCACACGCATGGTTTGTTGTGCGTACGAACCTTGACGGGATCTTACGAACTGGTGAGTGAACGCGCGGCTGACGCCTTCAATCATGAATACGTAGTCAACGAACTCCCAAGAGCTGGGGATTGTGTTGGCCATGTATTCGAGTTCGGCGAGCTTCTTTTCCTCCGGCCATGCGCGGATTTCATCCATCAACCCCGGCGACATCGTCAGCCGAGTTGACTTCGTGAAGATCAAGAGTTCCTTGGCCTCCGGCGTTGTGCTGATGAGTGTTACTTTCATGATTGTTCCTTTCTGAGTTCAAGTCAATTGTCGCAACTCTCTTGTGCGGAGAGAACTCATACTGCGATGCGCGTATTTGCCGCACACGCGTAGAGGTGATGCCCAGCTCATTCGCGACGATGCTCGCTGGACGTTTGTCCATGAAGATGAGCAAGTCACGATTGAACCGACCGATGCGCCTTGTTATGTTACGTACAGCGCAAGCGAATTCCCGTTTGTCGCCGAGCTGCGACACGTGCACTTCCACCGTTGTGAACCGATGCTTGCGGTCGCATATGCGTGCATACTCTACGCAATGGTTTTGCTGCTTTGGAGCCACACCGATGACTGTGCTCTCCGAACCACAAATGGGGCAGTTCACGCAGCGGCCCTCCGGATGTCGTAGGCGCTGTTGGCCTTGAGCAGCTTCTTGATTGCCGCGATGTCGTCCACCACATCGTCCAAGAGGATGTTGCGCCATGTGGCGAACCGCCCGAGCGAATATATGTTGCGCTCGTGCGTGAGCCGGAACAACAGCTGCTTGCGCAGGTTGTCGTCGATGGGCGCTATCTTGCCATACTTCTGGTCGACTGAACCAAGCGATTCGCACGATGCAAGCTGGATGCCGAACGCCGCGCTGATGGCGTGTTCGTCCAGCACACTCATCGGCCCGACTGTTTCGACGATGAGTGTGTCGCCAGTGATGCTGGCGCGGTAAACGCTCAAGTGCGACTCAGGGAAATAGACCGTCTGGAAAACGTCTGCACCGGGTATGCGCCAGCGATGCACCGTGATGCCGGAGCGAGAGAACGTCACCGGCGCAGGCCACCCCAAAATGCTCAACACCACCGGCAACGGCGCGGTCGAGATGTGGGGCCGTGCACTCTTGAACTCAGCCGGGGTGTCCCAGTTGATGCGGTCACCCACTGACGTCACCAGTTGCTCATACAAATCGTCCGGCGCAATGAAACGCTCGACGGTGTCAAGATTCCAAATGCTGCGGTCACCTTTGAGTTGGCCGATGACCTTTTGTGCGTACAAGTTGGCCCAACGGATTGTGGCGGGTTGGTAGGCGTTCTCAGCCCAGATGCCTTTGCGCACACGCACCCGCCGGAACTCGATGCCGGTGAGCCGCGCGACGGCGTCAGAGCGGAACCGCAACAACGCTTTGTGCGCGGCGCGCGGTTGAGCTGACGCTTCGATTACGGCGGCGTTGGGCCACGCATGGGCTGCGATGAGCCCAGCGAGGCCAGCGCCGACAATCACAGGCGCAGTCATTCCTCATCCTCAATGATGGTGAGGTGATTCTTCTCAACCAACTTTTGCAGGTAGCCGCGCACGTTTTGTTGGAAGTGTTCTTCCAGCTCTGCGACGGTGCACATTTGCTCCGGCGCGTTTTGCACGTACTGCAAGACCTGATTGCGGATGCTGCCAGCTTGTGGGCGAGACTCACCCGCATTGGTGGCACGCACCTTGTTGATGGTGAGGCGCTTGGCGCGCTTTTCCTTGGGTTGCTCGGAAGCTTTTGGGCGCGGTTCGATGGGTTTCTGTTCAGAGACCGCCTTATGCAGTTGGTGACTCAATGTGCCCTCCTTGTAAGGATTTTTGGATTTTATCTCGCCCGGCGTCAGCGCGCCCGGCGTCACGCCTTTGGGCACACCAGCGCGCCCAACAGCGTCTTGCGCGGCCATGATGGCCATGTTGACCTGCACTTCTGCCGCTGCGCGGTTGCTGAACCCTTTGAAGCCGGGTTCGTTCTTCAGCTGGCGGTAGGTGTGGTTCAGATCCTCCATTGCGGCACCCTTCACGGCGTCGCGGTCACGGATGATGGTTGGCATTGCGGTGTTCCTTTCTGAGTTTGGTGGATGGATTATGCTGGAGCTTACCACGTTTCGGCAACTTCTTCTGCCAGTTGCCACAACTGCGCATTGTAGTCAACCGAGCGGCTGATGTCACTCAAGGGCCGGGAGGTGGCTGCACGACCTGAGCGGCTCAGACCTTCGATGCCGCCGCGCACGGTGTTTTCCTGCACGCGGTTGAAGGTTGTCCAAAGGTCACCCCGGTCATCTTCTGCGCGACGCACGTCGAGCAACTCAGCCGCAGAGAAGCGCTGCGCGTCACCCCAACGCAGTTGTGCGGCGAACTTGGCGAACTCCAGCCGCTGGTTCTTGGTCAGGTCAATCTTCGACCAGCGGTCGATTTTGTTGTAAAGGTCAGACGTGTTGCGCGCCAGCTGCTGCATGCGGTGGATCAGGTCAGCCGCTGCGTCACCTGTGTGGCGCACGACTTCCCGCCCGGTAGTGTTGCCGACGACCAGCCCATTGCTGCAAACGAACCGGAACACACCGGCCAACACGCGCGCCGAGGACGAACCGTCATGGCTGTTGACTAAGATGATGCGCGGTACGGCACCGTTGATTTCCTGGAAGTCTGGATGCCGGAAGTCGATCATGTGCTTGGCGAACAGCGGGTCACGCTTGCGCGGGGCCGCGACAGTGGCCTGAGCAACCTTCCAACCTTCTTGCGCGAAGCGATCAATGATCTCGCCGGAGTTAATGAACTGGTAACGCTCGCTGACGGTTGGTGCGGCGACAGTGGCGAGAGCGGAAGCGGGTAGTGTTTTCATGACAGTGTCTCCTCAAAGGGATTGTTGTTGGACAGATACGGTGTAACCGAGGTCTTGAATTTGTTTCAGCACGCGCTCAGTGAAGGTCTTGCAGTTCACTAGCGCGGCGAGCTTGTGCGCAACTTCGCAAACCGGGTAAACTGCACGGTTGCCGTAGTTGTTGGCGATGCGGACGGTGATGTTCATTTCAGTTCCTTTCTAAGTTATTTGTCTGTGTTCAGGTCTAACGCTTCGATTGTGATGCAGTTGTATTCGTCCTCGCCCCAGAAATCTTTTTCAGCTTCCTCGACGCCTGCATATTCGGCAATGCCCTCTGCGTGCTCACGTGCAGCTTTGTAGCTGGTGTAAGCGCCGCCGAGTGTTTTTTCGCCGTCGATCACTTCGCATACGATAAAGACTTGGTTCATGACATTTCCTTTCTAAGTTTGATGCAGAGATATTTTCTCGCGTTTTCCATATCTCGGCAAGTGCTTTTTGCACCTGCCGAGACGGTTCATTCAGGCCAACTTGAACTTGTAACCATTGAACTCCGCTTTGCCGGCAGCCTTGAGCGCGCCACGGAACTTGATGTGCTGACCGAGCGGCAACGCCAACACCATGAACGCTTCGCGCACCGACTTGTGTTCTCGCTTTTCACCTTTGGGCGTGACGACCACGACACCGTGGCGAACTGCGCGTGCAGCAGCAACATCCTTGTTCTTCCAAGAGGCAACGATGGCTGCGCTGCGCTCGGCGCTGGCGGCAGTTTTGCGCACTGGGCGTCCGGTCAGAGTGTTCCACTCATGGCCGCAGTTGTGGCAGTCAGCGATGTGTTCGTTGACGAGATGCTGCATGCCGCGCAGAAGTTTCACTTCGCCGCAAGTCAGGTTTTCGGTAGCGCCGCACTCAGGGCAGTGGAGTTCATTGGTTGTTTCGAATTTCGCAGGTTGGATAGCCTGCGCGAGTTCAGCGACACGGCGCTCGGCGGTCTTGCGGTCAGCGAACTTCTTGACCGGCTTGGTGGCGTGAGCGTTGTAGAACTTGACGAGGTCAGCGGTGGTGGCAGTTGAGACGTTCATGGTGTTTCCTTTCTAAGTTAGATGATGGTAGGACGCTGAATCAAGGTTTGCGCAACGTCGTCCCGAACGCTGTGCTCTTTCACGGTAGCTTTGACGCGCAAAGTTTCGCCGCGCTCCCAGCCCTTCGAACCTTTGTATACGACGACATTGTTGTCGGCGTCATGGCAGATGTTTATGTAGCTCACGCCGTAAGCGTTCTCGAAAGAGAACACCCGGTCAACCGTCAAAGTGAACTCGCGACGCTCACCAACAACACCGATGTGTTGCGAGTTGGCGAGTGCAGCTTGTTCAGCAGCGCGCTTTTCTGCCCACTCGGCGACACGGCTCTCCGAGCGCGCTAATGCGTTGGCTAAGATTTCTGTTTGGCGCGGCGTGAGTGAACCCCACTCATCCAGCGCAAATTGCATTTGCAGCAACATGTCGCCGAAACCGCCCTTGAACATGCCGCGCACGGCAGGGTGCACGATCTCGCGGCATTTTTCGGTTGCTTGGTAACCGTACGGTGTTTGATGCTCTTGGGTGCTACGACCGCAAGCGCACTTGGTGCTGAATTCGCCACGCTGATTGAGCCAATCGCTCAGGCGAGCGTTTTTGGGGTCAGCAGCGAGCCACTCGCGTGAACGACGAATGGTTGCGTTGCGCTTGATGGCGTCGGCGCGACCCTGCTCCCATGCGCCTACGTTGTGGATTACTGTGCCGCCGTCGGTGAGTCTCATGGTCATTTCCTTTCTAAATTGGGGCGGTCTCGATCGACCGTATCGTTATTATGACGACAAAATCATATCACGACAACATATTTTTGTATTCCCCTGCAAAATGTAGGGGAATTCGGCGCACCAGTGCGGGCTGGCCCGGCGTACCCGAGATACCCGACAATAGCGGCTCCCTAACGTAGAAAGGAAAAATGATGGAAAATGAGGCATTCCTCGCCGATTTGGCTGCCGGGTTGAACCCGGACGAGCGGCTGATCCTGTGTGGGTTCCCCGGCGACCCTTATGAGGCTGGCCCGGCGGCTTGGCGACCCCGGCCTTGGGCTCCGGGCCGCGAGATCCCCTTCGGCCCCATGGACAACGCCTACGTGACCGTAGGCGCGTTCAAGCGCGCCGCTGACGGTACCTACCGCCGCCGCACTGAGACGTTCACCGCTGGGCTGGCGCTGATGGTCGACGACGTGGGCACGAAGGTTGACAGGACATTCGTGGAGGCTATGCCCCCAACATGGAAGATTGAAACCTCGCCCGGCAACGAACAGTGGTGGTATTTCTTGCACGAGCCTGAGCGCGACATGGCGCGGTTCGACGGGCTCATACGTGCGTTCATTCATGGCAAGCTCTTGGGGGCCGACCCCGGCATGAGTGGCGTCACGCGTGTGGGGCGGCTACCCGGACACTTGAATGGAAAGAAAGCTTACAACGGTTGGACAACGCGCGTCACTGAACATAACGGTTCAAGATGGACGCCGCAGGAACTCCTGGACGGGTTCGGGTTGCAAATCCGAGGACAACGTGTCATGCGGGAAAAGTTGCCGACTGAGGAAGCGTTAGAGCGCAACAGGATGTTCATGAATGTCTACAAGTGGCTCGACCAACGCAGCATGCTCAAGCGTCATGAACCAGACCCAAGCGGTTGGACAGAGATGTCTTGCCCTTGGGTGGACGGCCACACCGGCGGCGTCGACAATGGGGCCGCGATACGTGAGCCAGCGCCTGAAAACGACTATTACGGCGCGTTCCGCTGCCATCATGGACACTGTGTGGAAAAGGGTTGGTCACACTTGACGGAGTGGGTCAACGAAGAATCGATTGAAGAGTTGGAAAGGGCCGCGCAATGACCGTCGAAACCAGCTTCATGGTCTTCGCTGTTATGGGCATTGCGTTGGTTGGGGCTGGTTTGTTTGTGTTGGTCGCTGGGATTGCAGTGGCCATCGCTATGATGTTGGAGGATAAAGAATGACCGACGAAGAACTAGGCAAAATGATAAGCGAGTTTTTACCGTATCCGGCTGAAGGTCAACATCATGCTTTAAAACAGTTTGCAAAGCTGGTCGAAGCAGCAGAGCGGGAGGCTTGTGCGAGGGTGTGTGATGACTTGGTGCTGGCTCATCCGGGTCGCGCTGATCTGACTGCCCAACAGTGCGCTGCCGCTATCCGCGAAAGGGGTGCGCCATGAACAATGAACAAGTGGATCTTTTGTTGGCGCAAGCAGTCCGAGAGGCAGAGCCGAACGAACTTTATAAGTATCGCTTCGCTAAGTTGGTCGCTGCTCATGAGCGTGAGGCGTGTGCGCAAGCTTGTGAGAATGACGACTGGAGAGTTGCGGCGTCAATTGTTCGTGCGAGAGGTGCAAGGCCTGCACCTGAGCCGACGGAGCGCAACTGGCAAGGGTTGAGCACCGCTGAGACAAAGGCGCTTTGGGCCGCTGCGGAAAAGAAGCCGAGTGCATACGCCGCGATGATTGAGGCGAAGCTGAAGGAGAAGAACAATGGTTGATTACAGCAACTATGAAACACAACGCCGTGTGTTGTTGGAATACCTGCAAGTGATGGTCGTGTTGGAAGATTGGCATGGCGTCTCAGACGTCGCCAACGACCTGCGCGAATTGGAAGCCAAACACAACACGAACTACAAAGCTCGCTAGGAGTGAAAATTGACAACGATAGAAGAAAGAACAGCCGCGCGGGAAGCGGCGTTGCAGGCAGCGGTGGCCAACTCCCGGCGGCTCGCCCGGCCCGAGGACTACGTCTTCGACAAAGCGCAAGAGGCATTTTGGGACTTGCGTGACGGCACTCAACATACTGAAAAGGCGGTGGACGCTTCCATCCCCATCGAGCTCTGGCGAGTTGAAGTCGACGAAGGTGACGCCGACGAAGCACCCGCCGAAGGAAGGCAAGGGCGGCGCGGTCGACCCCGGCGGCGGCGTGAGCGACTCATACGTCCTTCGTTCGACATCATGCGCGTGGAAAATGACCAGTTCGTGGAAGGTAGCACGTGGTGGCCCGGTGAGGCGCAAATCATTCGCGACATCTTTATAGATTCCAACGGTTGGCGACCGGCTGTGGGGCGCAGGATCTACAACAAATACTTGCCGCCGCCTGTTTTGGAAGGTGACGCAAAAGAGGCTGACGTATGGATCACGCACGTCAAGAAGCTCTGGCCAGACAAGTTGGAGCATGAGTTCTTCTTCGACTTCTGCGCGCATATGGTGCAGCGCCCTGACGTGAAGTGTAACGCCGCGATCGTGCTGAGCGGAACACAAGGCATCGGGAAAGATGCGGCATTGATGCCCATCAAAGCCGCCGTAGGCAACTGGAACACGAAGAACATCGACCCGGATGAACTGTTCAGCCCCTACAAGCCGTGGCTGGAAACCTTGATGCTCGTGGTCGACGAAGTACGCCCGACGAAGGATGAGCACCACGCCAGCACAGCCTACAACATCCTCAAACCAATGATCGTCGCACCGCCAGACACGTTGCCGCTGAACGACAAATACGCAAAGTTGCGTCACATCATCAATCGTATGCGCGTGTTCATCACGACCAACGACTGGATGAGCATGTACATCCCGCCCGAAGACCGCCGCATGTTCATCATGCACTCTCACCTGCCGCAAAAGTGGCACGAGCGGGAAAGTCGCCCGAGCTACTTCAATGAGCTGTTCGCTTGGTTCGAAGGCGGCGGGATCAACCACGTAGCCGCTTGGCTCGCTGCACGCGACCTTTCCAAGTTCGACCCAAAGGCTCAGGTCGCGAGGACGGCCGGGTGGGGCGCTGTGGCGGCCTCCTGGGGTGAGCCGGAAGACGCTGTCGCTTGGGTCTTAGACAAGCTCGGTAAGCCAACCGTCATCCTCGGACAAGAGCTCGTCAATCCCCAATTCGACCACCACGAAGACGTGGCCAACATGCTGAAATCGCCGCGCAAAATCTCTCACCGCATGAACCGCGCCGGGTACGTTCAAGTGCCTGCACCGGGCGGCGCTGACCGATGGACGTTCCGTGTTGAAGGGAAAACGATGCGCGCTCGGTATGCGTTCGTCAAAGGTGAGTTGACCAGAGACATCGATGAGGCGACCGAACTTGTGCGTAAGCATGGCGAAGAATTGCTTGCCGCACAATCCCAAGAAGCCGCGAATGTGGTGCCGCTGGGGGCGAAAAAGGGTGGATTCTGATCCCGAGATTGGACGCCGCGATATTATCTCGGGTA